GTTAGATGAAGGAACTGCAGCTGCAGAAGCAATGTTACTTGCTCATAGTCAAAGTAAGAAAAAAGATTTTATAGTTGATGATAAAATATTTCCACAAACATTAGAAGTTTTACAAACAAGAGCAAGACCATTAGGTATTAATATTGTTAAGATAGATTTAGATGCAACAATACCAATATCATTCTTTGCTGATGCTTTTGGATTTATTACACAATTACCTAATAATCACGGTTCTCTAAAACATCGTGATGGGGTATTAAGACTTGCAGAAGCTTGTAAGTGTATGAAGATTGCGATTGTTGATCCACTCGCACAGGTTCTTATGCAACCTGTAGGAGAGATGGGATTTGATATTGCAGTTGGTAGTATGCAAAGATTTGGTGTACCAATGGGATTTGGCGGACCACACGCATCTTTCTTCGCAACAACAGACAAATATAAAAGAAAAATACCTGGTAGGATAGTAGGACAGTCTGTAGACGCTCAAGGTAACAAAGCACTACGATTAGCACTACAGACTAGAGAACAGCATATAAGACGAGATAAGGCAACATCTAATATATGCACTGCTCAAGCTTTACTTGCAAATATGGCAGGATTTTATGCAGCATATCACGGAGCAGAAGGACTTAAAAAAATTGCAACTCGAATATTAATTTACAGAGAAGTTTTATTAACAGGATTATCTTGGTTAGGTATTGAAGTTGATAAAACAGAAGGATTTGATACAGTGAGATTTAAAAGTTTTCTTGCGGTTGAAGGATACAATGTTCGTTATGAAGATGACCATACTATTATTACTTTAGACGAACTTACGACTCTTGATGAAATCAAAGAATTGTTAAATTCACAACAAGATTTGGTTAACAAATACGATACTATCGATCATATTGTTGATGCAGTAGGTAATTATAGTTGGATACTTACTCCTAAGAGAACAAAACCTTGGTTAAGACAAGATGTTTTCAATCGTTATCATAGTGAAACTGATATGATGAGATACATTAATGAGTTAGTATCTAAAGATTTTTCACTAGTAAATGGTATGATGCCACTTGGTAGTTGCACTATGAAACTTAATGCAGCATCAGAGTTGATGCCTGTAAGTTGGAATGAGTTTGCAAATATGCATCCATTTGCACCAGAAAATCAAACTCTTGGTTATCAAAGAATTATGTTTGATTTACAAGAATGGTTATGTGACATTACTGGATTTGCTGAAGTATCATTACAACCAAATGCAGGTTCACAGGGAGAGTATGCAGGTCTACTTGCAATACAAGAATATCATCGAAGTAATGGTGATACTAATAGAAATGTATGTTTGATTCCCACAAGTGCACACGGAACTAATCCTGCATCAGCAGTGATGGCAGGTATGAAGATAGTTCCTGTCAATTGTGATGAAGATGGGAATATTGATTTAAAAGATTTAGAGAAGAAAGCAATCATGAATACATTTGAACTCTCTTGTATTATGATTACTTACCCATCGACTCACGGTGTATTTGAACCTACTATTAAAGACATCTGTAGAATCGTTCATGAAAATGGTGGTCAGGTTTATCTTGATGGTGCAAACATGAATGCACAAGTTGGATTAGCAAAACCAGGTCAATATGGTGCAGATGTCTGTCATCTTAATTTACATAAAACATTTTGTATTCCTCACGGTGGTGGAGGTCCTGGTGTAGGTCCGATTGGAGTTGCATCACATCTTACACCATATATGAACAAAAGAGTATCATCAGCAGAATTTGGTAGTGCAAGTATATTACCAATTAGTTGGATGTATATTCGTATGATGGGTGGAGAAGGATTAAGAAAAGCAAGTGAGATATCATTATTGTCTGCAAACTGGTTAGCAAATGAGATTGATACATCATTCAAAGTTTTATATAAAGCAGAGAATGGTCGTGTTGCACATGAATGTATTTTTGATTGTCGAACATTACCTGTAACTGCAGAGGATGTTGCGAAGAGATTAATGGATTATGGTTTTCATGCTCCTACATTATCTTGGCCAGTTACAAATACAATGATGGTAGAACCAACTGAAAGTGAATCACTTGATGAACTTAAAAGATTTGTCAAGGCAATGGAGATGATAAAAAGAGAAATCTATACAGATAAAAGTATCTTGAAAAACGCACCTCATACTGCAAGGGTTGTCAGTTCTGACGAATGGGTGTATAATTATACTCGTGAGCAAGCAGCATATCCTGTGAAACAGAGCAATAAGTTCTGGCCAGCAGTATCAAGAATTGATAATGTATATGGTGATCGCAATCTTGTATGCTCTTGTTCAACTTACTTTGATGATGTATCTGATGGAACTTAAAGATTGGTTAAACTCTATAAATCAAACTAAAAAGAATTTAATTGATGAAGATCCATCTATTGAAAAAGATTATCCTCCTTATATAATTAATCGTTGTTTCTCTGGTCATCTTGATGCAATTATGTTTGCAAATGAGATGAATATGTCTTCTTTTTTACCAAAGAAGATGCAATATGACTTTTTTATAAATATCCTCAGAACTAAGAAGAGATTCTCTCCTTGGCTCCGCAAAGATACGATTAAAGATATTGATTATGTAAAACGTTACTATGGTTATAGTAATGAAAAAGCAAAGCAAGCATTGACTATTTTAACTAAAGAACAACTTGCTTTCATTAAATCGAAGTTTGAAACTGGAGGAACAAAATGAGTGTGGTACAAGTACCAGAGGTGAAATGGGCGCCTGATAGAATGGTCGAGGTAGTCTTGGGTGAACCAGACGATTTTTTAAAAGTTCGTGAGACACTAACTCGTATTGGAGTTGCATCGAGAAAAGAGAAGAAGATATATCAATCTTGTCATATTCTACACAAGCAGGGAAGGTATTATCTTGTCCACTTCAAAGAATTATTTGCCCTTGATGGCAAACACGCTAACCTTACTATTAACGATGTTCAGCGTCGGAATCGTATTGCTCAGCTTCTTGCTGATTGGGGTCTCATAAGTATTGTTGATGTTGAAACAATAAAAGATATTGCACCTTTAAATCAAATCAAAGTATTAGCATACAAAGATAAGGGTGATTGGATATTAGAAACAAAATATAATATTGGTAGTAAAAAGAAAAAGGTAGAAGATAAAGAAGATTAATTTTACTTTAAACTATTTGTAATGAAAAAATTTATTTTTGATGTTGACGGAACTTTAACTCCGAGTAGAAAACAAATGCATGCAGGATTCTCTGCAGAGTTTCTTATATTCTGTTGTAAGTTTGATACTTACTTAGTCACAGGAAGTGATAAAGATAAAACTATTGAACAGGTTGGATCTGATATTTACAACCGATGTAAAAGAGTATTTAATTGTTCTGGATCAGATATTTACGATGGTAAAAATAGTGTATACAGATCAAATTGGAAACCATCTGATGAACTAATTTCATTTTTAAATGATGAATTAGACTATAGTGACTTCCCAATCAGAACAGGTAATCATATTGAACACAGACCTGGTGGAATAAACTTTAGTATTCTGGGTAGAGGTGAAGGTAATATGAATGGTAGAGATGAGTATGTAAAATGGGATATTAATACAAATGAAAGGAGAGATATTGCTTCAAGATTAAATGATAATTTTCCTGACTTAAATGTTCAGATTGGAGGACAGACAGGACTTGACATATCTGATAGTGATAAGAGTCAGATAATTAAATTTTTTAATTTTGATGATGAAGTTCACTTCTTTGGAGATATGATGGAAGAAGGGCAGAATGATTATCCTTTAGCAAGAGCAGTAAAAGAAAGGTTGGGTTATACGTACCATGTTAAAGGTTGGGAAGACACCCGAACTTATGTTAATCGGTTCTCCTCGACGTTTGCAAGTGGTTTAAAGTATAATTAGTATTGAATGCCGAAAGGGTTCACATTTTATACTCGCTTTTAAAGGAGAACAATCATGACAGCACTACAACGCTATCACTCTGCAAACTTACCAGAGTTGATGAAAATAATCTCAAAGAACGGTATAGGTATGGATGATTACCTTGACCGATTTTTTAATGATGATTATTCATCAAACTATCCACCTTACAATCTAATTCATGTAAATAATGTTGAATCTGTGTTAGAGATTGCTCTAGCAGGATTTAATAAAAAAGATCTAAAGGTTTACACTGAATATGGAAAACTTATCATCGAAGGAAAGAAAGAAACTAAGGAGACAGAATCCGAGTATGTCCATCAAGGATTGGCTCAACGATCTTTCAACAGAGCCTGGCAACTCTCAGATGATGTTAAAGTCAGGGATGTCGAATTTAAAGACGGACTTCTTACCGTTAAATTGGGTAAAATAATCCCCGATCATCATGCTCGAAAAGATTATCTTTAAATAAATTACAAAGGGTTCTTGACGAACCCTTTTTTTATGCTATAATATATTTGTCAGAGAAATACTGGCTGCGGTTATGCCCTTTGGTAGGTTCAGCATAAGCGGCTATAGGAATCTACCACATTATTAAATATAAAAATGTCAATTAAAATTACTGTATTAAAAACTGGTGAACATATCATTTCTGATATGAAAGAATTAATGACAGAGGGTGAAGAAAATGCACAAGCATATATGCTTGTAAATCCTCATACCTATGAAATAAATGAAAAACAGTTTATAACAGAGGAAGAGAAAGAATTAGATGAAGGTGATTATGGTATCAATGTCTCACTTCTCCCTTGGATAATTTTATCAAAAGATAAAAAGATGATTATACCAACTGATAGTGTATTAACTGTAGTTGAACCTCTCGACTCTGTAACACAACTTTACCTAGATAAAGTAAATAGTTTTGAGATTGAGGAGACAAATGATTAAATGTGTTTTACTTAACGCTCACTGCACACTGATATCAGAAGTAGTAGAAGTTGATGCAGAGATAGGAGATCCTAATTGTAAACTAATCAAACCTTATGTTTATAATAGTATCGATGATATGGTGCCTTGGAAAGCAGATATTACAAATCAAACAGAATTTATGATAAGGTCAGAAGACATATTGACGATTGCAGACCCTAATGGTACAATTATAGACAAATATACTGAACTAACTGCGTAATGAGATTTTATACTAACGTCCAAATGGTCGGAGATAATTTCTTGGTTCGTGGATATGAAGATGGTAAACACTTTGCGACTCGTGAAAAGTTTTACCCAACACTATTTGTAGATTCAAAAAGAAAGACAAAATATAAAACACTTGATGGTTCACCTGTTGAACCAATTGAACCTGGCACAGTAAGAGATTGTCGTGAGTTTATCAAAAAATATAATGATGTAGAGAATTTTAATGTTTACGGAAATGAAAGATTTATCTATCAGTATATCTCATCAAAGTATCCAGAAACAGAATTAAAGTTTGATATTGAACAAATTAAATTAACTACGATTGATATTGAGGTTAAATCTGAACTTGGATTCCCTGATGTAGAATCTTGTGCAGAAGAAATACTCTTAATTACTTTACAAGATTATACAACAAAACAAATTCGTACTTGGGGTCTTGGTGCATTTAATAATAAACAAGAGAATGTAATATACAAATCATTTAGAACAGAGTATGAACTTCTTACTGATTTTATCAACTGGTGGATGATTGAAGATAATACACCAGAAGTTATTACTGGTTGGAACAGTAAGTTGTATGATATTCCATATCTTTGTCGTCGTATTGACAGGATACTTGGTGAGAAACTTAAAAAGAGAATGTCACCTTGGGGTCTTGTAACTGAAGAAGAAACATTTATCGCAGGTCGTAAACATATTTCATATGATATTGGCGGTGTTTCACAATTAGATTATCTTGACTTGTATAAGAAGTTTACTTACAAAGCACAAGAGTCATATCGTTTGGATTATATTGCAAGTGTTGAACTTGGACAAAAGAAACTTGACCACTCAGAGTTCGATACATTCAAAGACTTCTATACAAAAGGTTGGCAGAAGTTTGTCGAATACAACATCATTGACGTAGAATTAGTTGACCGTCTTGAGGACAAGATGAAGTTGATTGAACTTGCTTTGACGATGGCATATGATGCAAAGGTCAACTATGAAGATGTGTTCTATCAGGTAAGAATGTGGGATACGATTATCTACAATTATTTGAAGAGAAGAAACATTGTTATACCTCCAAAGAATCGCTCAAATAAAAACGATAAGTATGCAGGTGCATATGTAAAAGAACCAATACCTGGCAAGTATGATTGGGTGGTATCTTTCGACTTGAATAGTCTATATCCACATTTGATTATGCAATATAATATTTCTCCAGAAACTTTACTTGATACAAGGCATCCATCTGTTACAGTTGATAAAATTCTTAATGAAGATTTGACTTTTGAAATGTACAAAGAAAATGCTGTTTGTGCAAATGGTGCGATGTATCGAAAAGATGTTCGTGGATTCTTACCAGAACTGATGGAGAAGATGTATAACGAAAGAGTCATCTTCAAGAAGAGGATGATTACTGCAAAGAAGAAGTATGAAAAATCTCCTTCTGTTGAACTTACGAAAGAGATTGCTCGTTGCAATAATATTCAGATGGCAAAGAAGATTTCTCTTAACTCTGCCTATGGTGCGATTGGTAATCAATACTTTCGATATTATAAATTAGCAAATGCGGAAGCAATTACCTTATCAGGGCAGGTTTCTATCCGTTGGATAGAAAACAAAATGAATGCATACTTAAACAAAATACTTAAAACGGAGAATGAAGACTATGTTATTGCCAGCGATACTGATTCCATCTACCTTAATCTTGGTCCTTTGGTTGAAACTGTATACAAAGGGAGAGAGACGACTAATCAAAGCATTGTGTCGTTCCTTAATAAGATCTGTGAAATGGAACTTGAAAAGTATATTACGAGTTCTTATGAAACGTTGGCGAACTACGTAAATGCTTATGAGCAAAAGATGTTTATGAAGCGAGAGAATATTGCAGATCGTGGCATCTGGACAGCAAAGAAAAGATATATTTTAAATGTATGGGATAGTGAAGGTGTAAGATATGATGAACCTAATTTAAAGATGATGGGTATTGAAGCAGTAAAGTCTTC